TATAGTTTTCTGAGAGGGTATCCCCACCCTGCGCCGTCCAGCCTTCCCCCATAGGGTTCTTGCTTAGGATGACTTAGTCTATGATCAAGACTTTATAGTATCCTAAGCTATTTATTATCAAGACTGTTTCATCTTTTAATCTCCTTTCGTGGTAACTGATTGCAAGTTTATACAGTCCTTTCGATAGTGTCAAGCATTTATTGATAAATTTATTCAACTATTTTTTAAATCGGGTACTAAGTCTATGATTATCAATAGATTATAGTTATATCTTTATAGATTTATATATAGATTTATAGGTTTATAGGTTTATTCATAGATTCAACGGCTTGCCTTTTATCATTTACTTTACCTTTTATCGTTTTAAGTATCCTATTGAGTATCTCTAATCATTCTCTAATCAATTCGCTAGTACTTCTCTAATCATTCTCTAATCATTCTCTAACCAATCTATAGAATATTTATTTAATTATTTTTTTTTTTTTTTTATTCATTCTTAGATATTCTTATTTATTTATTCTATCAGTGTCCCTTCTAAATTTATTATTATTAATCAATAACTTATAAGACTCAGAATGTAATTATTTCGCCTTAAATGTAATTATATGTAATTACTATATAACTATATAAAACAATAACTTACTATTAAAAAATGTATCTCAATTGTAATCATTTAAAAATTTATTCATATTGTGCTTGACATCCTGATTTTTTCAGGTAATATGAGCCTCGTACCAAGCGAATAACGCAACGGTATAGACTAGCTAGGGATGACCTACTTAGTAATTAATTAAAAATATGCTTGACATCTAAACTATGAATCGTTATAGTTGAGTTAAGTTTTAAATAACTGTACAAGTGCATGAGCCTAGCATTGTCTAAGGCAAGATTGACAAGGTACAAAATAATTTAAAAAGTACTTGACACTATCGAAAAACAGTGTAAAGTGTGAAGCATACAAGGGCAATTTGCTAAGCCTAACGGCATAACATAAGCGGTCAAACGTGGCGTTATAAAGTTTTGTAAGGTATCTTGCCACCTAGTAGATGATACTAGGATATTCTTTAAAGCAGACTAAATAAGAACCCTAAGCTATTGAAGCCTAGATTGTACCTTTAAGGTGTGCAATGCAATCAATGATGGATAAAATAGTGATGGTTGAGTGTACCAGTAGGCATAGGCAAGGGTCTATGTTATTTCAAGGGACACAAAAGCAAAGTGACTAGGCTAAATGTTTGTTTATAGTATGATCACGGTATTTGTTGCTGTGATCATGCAATTAAACAATCGGATAGTACGCTTGTACTCACAAACCTTAAAATAGGAAGTAATACTATGACTATTAAACTTTACTCTACTGCTGCTGAAATCAACAAAAGCATTGTGTCTATTGCTGCTCGTGGTAAGAAATTAGACAATGACATCCAATTGACAGGTGTATCTTGTTTAAACCATGTTGCCCTTCATGGCGATACAACACTGTTGGATAAGCTAGTCAATGCAATGCCTAAAGGTGCTCGTAAAGGTGCGTTCTGTGAATGGGCTGTTAAGTACGGTATGGTACGTATGCTTGACCGTGCGAATCCTGCTGACGCTGCTGCTATTGAACAAGGTCGCCTGTTCGCTAAGGACAAAACTAAGTCCTTCTCTGTTGAAGATGCGTTCGCTAACAAATGGTGGGACGCTAAGCCAGAGGCAGACTTGCTGACTACTTTTGACGCTGCGAAAATGGTAGCGCAATTAGTTAAGAAGTACACTGCTGCCCAAAAAGCCGATGGCGTGGAAATCGTTGGTCAAGATGATGCACTGAAAACACTCCGAGCGTTCATGCAATCGCTTGAAGTATCGCAAGAAACCCTGTAAAGTTTATATATAGCATGAGTGCGCTGCGCTCATGTTAGTATATAATCAAGGAGTTATAGCAATGGCTGTATTTAAAACACGCACAGTGGACGCTACCACTATCCAAAAAACTCGTGTACGCCAGTACAAAGATTCAACCGAAGGGTATAATGTGGTGCGCCTGTTAGATATTAATGGCAACATTATAGGCAATGCTTTGATGGACTTTGAAGCTGATGCACCATTCTTTCGCCAGTACCAATACACCTGAGTTTACATATAGCATGAATCCGTGTGGTTCATGTTAGTATGTAATCTAACTAAGGAACACGCTATGACGTTCTACGACTACGTTACAACGCAGCGTATCTGTGATGCGTTTGTAGATGACTACGGGAATCTTGTACCCTTGAATAGTAGCACGTACTTTACGTGGAATCTGTGGGCAGACTTTGACCATTACTATCACGGTACTAGCCGTACCATGTTGGGAGCTTAGTATGTTGCACCGTTTTAATCGCCATGCTGTACTCACAGATGTTTTAATAGCATCTGTATCGTTGATCGCTCATGTTGGATTCCTTCTATGATTGATGCTCTAATATTCTGTGCGTTCCTTGCCGTTGGTGTAGCGTTGGCTGCACTGTATGATAAATACTAATTCTGAGGTTGCTATGTCTATCCTATCTGTAAACCCTAAACTTAACTGCATTTTCAACGAAGCCTTAAGTGTTGCCCTTCATAATGTTAGGATGCAAACTGAGCTTGATGTTGTGTACACCGAGCATGACGTACCTGAAACGGGCAAGGCTATTCATGCCATGTTCGTTGAAGCTGTACAAGGTAAATGTAAGTTCCGTGTGTTGAGCGCAAGTAACGAAGCTGAGAACTTGTACTTCACACCTGACACCAACCTGTTGTACCGTGCTGTACACGATATTGATCATGCTTTATGGTACAATGTTGGGCGTGGTACAACTAAGCAAGCTGATGAAGTGTTCTTGAATTGCCTTATGGCTAAACGTGCGTATGATTACGCCATGTCATGTGACAGTTACACCGAGTTAGAAGCACTGTATGTATTCTTTGCGGTGTACCATGACACTGTTGGTCAAGTACATTACTATGTACAGAACAAGGCGTTCTGTGAGAACCAACGTGCCTTAACAATTGACCTAATGAACAGTTGTGACGGTGTGCGTTTTGTTAAACACGGACAGCTTAACCCTGCTTATGCTGTTATGAAAAGTTACTTACAAGAGTGTGGTGTACTATGAAACGATTTACTTTAGCGAACCTGAAAACAGTCTACGATGAGTTGGCTGTGCTGCTGGATAATTGGGAATCCATTGCTGCCTATGACGGCTATGGGAATCTGTTGATCACTGGCATTGAGAAGCCTGTGTGTCCAAGTGTTGGTCTGTGCTACACAGTGCTGTACCATGCGTTTTCTAATCGCCCTGACCTAGCCGAGCAGTACTTGTGGTGTACCTTCGATGGGTACTCTGGTTGTTACCACTACCCTGTAGGTGGTGAGGACGAGTACGAGGAGGAGTACTGTGAGAACCTGTACCGTAATCCTGAACGCAAACGGTTGGCTGAGCATTGTTACCATGAAATAGGTATGATGATTCGCCTGTGGTCTGAGAATCCAAATTACTACACAGAGGAGTAGTATTATGAATCGCTTTGATTTTGACACACCTAGCGAACTGTTGCTAGAATCCCTAATTCTACATGGCACACCTGTTCGGGTGTACTATGGTTCTGCTGATGGTACAGACTACATGCACGATGCTATGACTGGTCGCCTAACACGTACCAAAGGTGGTGTTGGTCTTGTTGATCACATAGGCTTAGTGCCTGTTGATACATCACAAGTGGTACGTATTCAAGACTTGGACACTCTAAAGGATGTGTTCACCCACCCTGAATATAGCTTACCTATCTTTAAGGTTGAGGAGTACACCGACTGTTGGATTGTACGTGATGAAACAGGTATGAAGTACAGTGTGTTCTCATCGTTCAAACGTGCTGTGAATTGGATTATGCAAGTCACTGGTGGAAATCACGAAGCCTTACGTGAGCTTAACTGGAAGCCCTATCAAGGGTGCTGATGTACTGTTATGCAATGGTTTTAAAATATCTATCACGTATTGTGAGGGTATGCGTTTCAGTGTTCATCGTAAGGACAAGAAGTTGCTCACGTTCTACACGTTACAAGAAGCTGTTGCATGGTGCGAGGATTAATATGGACTACGATCAATTTGTATTCAGCCAGTTGTTTATGATAATCTTTAAAGTTAGTACAGCGCACATGACTTACGATCAAGTGCACCCTGTATTACATAAGGTATGGGAGCACTGGCTATTGACGGATGCACTGTACGGACGAGCCGATCACGAAGCTGGTTACGATGCAATGGCACGTTACCTACAGGAACATAGTTCAGGTATCATTATGTTATTGAATAAGTAACACGAGTGTCTGTACTCGCAAGTCTAAAATTTTACATGGCACATGAGAGCAGCCATTTTCAAATGCTCTCCTTTGTTGGAGTTCAAACATGACTAAAGAAAATAAACAGCAGATCGTTATTAACCATAAGGTTGAGCAAGTTGTACGAGCCATTTACTTTGGCTTTGAGAAGGACAACCCTGCTGTGTTAAGCACTGGTGTAAACAAGGGAGCAGCCTTATCGTACTTCGACCCAATGGATAATGTGGTTATCGGTATTGCAGATGCGTATGGTATTCGCTTTAAACCTGAGAGTAACAGTGCTTTGATTGCATTAGGGTATCATCCAAGTGCTGTGTTGTTTGCATTGACACGTATGCGATTGAATGGTGAAGCTGTTGTACAGCGTGTCGGTGATGATCTTGTGGCTATCCATGCTGCTGTTGCTCAGCTTGCCCGTGATGTGGTATTCAATTGGGAAGTTCCTAAGTGTACAACGTCCCGTGTGACTAAGGAAACTAAGTTCAAGAAACCTATGCTTGAGAGTTACAAAACAGTACTACGTCTAAACAAAGGTATTAAGCCACCGTTGTTCGCTTAAGTACTAAGCGGTTATTTATAGATGCACTTCGCTGAGGTGTATCTATTAAGTAACTGTGATCAAAAGGAGATCAATATGAAGTACCCTAACGTGCTTATTAATGTGTTCGGAGCAGCGCACTTACAGGCTGTGATCAACGAAGGTGAACGTGCTGGCTACACAGCAGAGCAAAGCGACTTGGCATACTTTCTTGAGGGTGATTTCAAGAGTAAGTGTGTACACTTTCAAGAGGACGGCACGTTCTATGTGTACACAGGGTTTACGGCTCAGGAATTACACAAACACTCCCACTCACGTTATAAAGGTTCTATCGTTATTAAACAAACACGCCAGTTACGTAAGGCTTTATATAACACGGTAGCTTCCCGTGATAATCTGAGTACCCTTTGTGTGCGTACTCGTGAGTGGTGTTATAAGTGCGCTGTACCGCCACATAAACACTATGCACCTAAAGCACAGCAAGTTATTAATGTGCAACCTGATGCACCTATTGTGTGGGAACGTCCTAAAACTGAGAACACACTTGTTAATAAGTTCTTGGTACTATGTGCTGTAGCCTGTATTAAGGTTAAGCAAGCAGTAAATAAAATTGTTAAACACTTGAAGTGAGGTGAGTATGTCAAAATCAGAAATGTTGCAAACGAATTTGGATATTAGTCTAAGTGTACCACCTAAACCACCGAAATTAGAGGAGTACCCTTGCATTAAGTTCTGGATGGGTAACCCTAAAGAGGCACTATTATTCTTAACAGAACACACAGCTATCCGTGTAGGTTCATCGGGTGAATCTTTAGGTATGTTGTACAAGCATTATAGTCTAGGTGCTAACCATAGCGGTTGGGAAGATGCACCGAAAGGTACAGAAGTTAAAATTGTGTTCGTTCAAGGAGAGTAACATTGGCTAAGCGTAAAGAGATCGAAGTAGAATTAACACCTTACGAAGAACGTAAGGAATTGCAACGTGCACGTCGTTCAGCAGAGATTGAACGGCAGCGTGAGCGCAAGGTTAAACGTCGGGATAAACGCTCTCAGGCTTATTAAGGAGGTGGTATGCCTACTACCTATAGAATCAAGGTACGTTCAGTTGAACATTACCGTGAGTGCGTTACAGCATTGAAGGAAGTAGGTGTACGGTTCATGTGTTCTGATGAAGATGAGTTAAGCATGTACCGTTACCCTAAACGTCTTAAGTCTGCATGGATTTATGTTGGCTTAGATCGGAATGGTTGGACGTTCTTTTCTAAAAGTATTGTTAAATACGCTCATAAGGTTACTCTTAAGGATGTACTCCGAGCATTGAGGAATGAGTAATGCACCAATCAGAATGGCTTGATGAAGCTAAGAAAGTATCTGTTGGACAGCATCGTCGTGTGTATCATGGGGCTGAACGCAGACCTAACCTTGTTGTATGGAATAACGAGGAGTCATGGAGTGCGTACTGTCATGCTTGTGGTACTGGTGGTAAGGTCTGGAAAAAGAGTTTACAGCGTGTTGAGGTTGAAGCACCTGTGTACAGGAAGTACCTGAACTTAAAGCAGTGTGTAACGCTCCCTGTGCTTGCTCAGCAGTACCCTAGCAAGTACGCAGCTATGGTAGTACTACTGCACAACAAACACATGTCTACGGCTCTCCTACAGCGTTACAAGCCATTGTACAATCTTGAGGATGATCGTATAGTTCTTAGGTTCAATGGTGTACATATGGGTAGAGATTGTACAGATCGTAGCCATGCTAAGTGGTTGCACTACCACCACGATAACCCTGTTGGGTTCGTGTACTTGCAATCCAAAAACACATATCGTACACGAGAGCCTGTTGTTATGACTGAGGATGTATTCTCAGCCATTAAGATTAACCATTACACAGGGTTATCTACCTTGTGTTGCTTAGGAGTAAAGATAAGTGACGAACTTATTGAATTTATACTTGACTGTCACGCAGCTTCAAGAACAAGGACGCATTTCTCAACGGGAGTGCCTATTTACCCAATCGTGTGTTTCGATGGTGATGACGCTGGTGATCGTGGTAGGTTGGCTGCTCGTGATCGCTTTGGTATTCGGGGTATTGCTTTTGATGAAGTACGTGTTCCTGACGGCTTAGACCCAAAGGATTTGCGACATAATGAACTTGTTGAATTGTTTAAACATATTGGAGATACATAATGTATTTAGTAATCCCACGCAGTCAAGCAGAAGTAAATCAAATTGTTTCTTTCTTGCACAGTAATCCACATTGGAAGGATTTAGATGCTCCGAAGGACGAACTGTTCCGTGTTGGGCAAACAGCTATCTTCTGGAATGATTCTGGTCGTTGGTACACACCTATGGCATACGAAAGTACCCTTGAACAAATCAAGGATTATGGCGAAGGTGTTGTACACATAAAGGTAAACGAACTTCACACACTTTAAGAGGACGCTATGGAGGACATCGACTTATTACGATTTAGTATGAATCGTAAGCAGTTCCAAACAACCTTCAATATGATTGATGAGGATATTTTCTCATACGATGTAGTAAGTATGTTGAAGTGGTTTAAGTACTACTTCAAGACTTACACCGATGATGCGAATGTGAATATCGAGAAGTTATCTACACTGATGAAGTTAGATAAGTCCACCGATAAGAAAACATTTGAGATCACACGTAACATCTTGAATCTGTTGAAGATACCTATTGAACCTACAGTTCGAGCAGCTTTACTTGAAACCTTAGAAACTCGTCGTCTGGCTGGTGAACTTGGTATCCTGTTAAAGCGTTTCGATAACAATGAGGAGATCGACTTCTCGTTTGAGATTCTACAACGTGCTCAGGAATCTTATGCCCGACGTAAGATCAAGCATGGTGGTGCATGGGAAGATGGTGACGTATGGCAGATGGTACAGGAAGATGCTGATAACTCAGGTTATTTGTTTGACTTCTTACCACGATCATTCTACATGCAGATCAAGGGTGTAAACGAAGGTGACAATATTTGTATTGGCGCACCTACTAACAAGGGTAAAACTTCTTTCCTAGTGAACTGTGCCGTTAGCTTTGCAAAGCAGCATAAGGAACTGTATGATAAGTACCTCAAGGTTACACAGGCTGAGGATTGGGACGAACCAGAGGACTTCAAGCCTATGGTATGGCGACCTGTACTTTATCTTGTGAACGAAGGTACAGCCCGTAAGATCACGCCTCGTGTGTACCAAACGGCTTTAGGTGTAGATCGTAATAAGTTGTTTGAACTAGGTAGTGCTGGTAAGTTAGAGTCCGAGTACGTTAAGATACTTGGGCGACGTGACGCTATCCGATTGGTGAACGTGCATGGTATGACTGTATCAGAGATTACCCGTGTGATCGAACAGCATAATCCTTTCCTAGTAATCACTGATATGACAGGTCGTATCCGTGCGAACTCAGGCAGTGGTTCTAATGACGTTGCTCAATTAGAGGAAGTCTGGGAGAACATGCGTGTTCAAGCAGCTATCCAATCGTTTATCCACATTGGTACTATTCAGATTAGTGCGGAGGGCTTCAACAACTATTATCCACCTATTAGTGCAGCACAGAACAGTAAGACTGGTGTGCAAACTACATGGGATTTAGCGATCTACATTGGTGCTATGCTTGAACCTGCTGAGGGGCAAGAGGGAGTACGTGGTATCAGTACACCGAAGTCTAAAATGGCAAGAGCAGGCTGTAAGGATATTATCCAGCAGCTAACACACTTCGACCCAGAACTCAATACTTGGAGATTACCAAATGATGAATAAAATTCACGAGCACTTGTCTGCAACTAAGTCACCTGTACAGTTGGTCAAGCACTTTGATGAAGTGATTGATAAGCACAAAATTTACCCAATGATTGTACAACTCAAGCATGATGGTGTTTACGCTCTACAAGTTGTTCAGGGTGGGCAGAGTGCAGTGTACAGTCGAACAGGTAATTTATTGTTCTCAGACGCAGTAGCTTGCGTTATAGGCGACTGGACGAAGTTACCTGATGGTGTGTACATCGGTGAGCTTATCTGCCCTGTAATGAGCTTAGAGGAGCTTTCAGGGATTGTTTCTCCTAATCGTAAGAAAGCCTTGAACGCTGAGGAGATCAGTAACCTCATGTGTTATGGGTGTATCCGCTACCACGATTACCTAACATTTGACGAGTTACTTGCTGGCTCATCTGACAAGTCGTATAAGCATCGTTACCGTCAATTGTATGCCCACCTTGCCAGTGCAAACCTCAATGAACTGATTGTTGAATCAAGTACAGTGAACTCGTATGAGGAGATCGAACAGATCGCTGAGCGTTACATTGCAGCAGGGCTTGAAGGTGTCGTGGTAAAACAACCTGATGCTTCATGGTTAGCTGGTCATAAAGGTTATCGTGCCATGAAGATTGTACGTGGTGTATCTTTGGACTTACGCTGTGTCGGTGTACTATATGGTAAAGGTAAACGTGCTGATCAGATTGCTGCCCTTGAGTTTGAATACAAAGGTAATAAGTTCAAGGCTGATCTTGGTAAAGGTTGGACTGATGAGCGACGTGCTGAACTTACGAAGAACTATGAGCTAACCTTTGACCCTCATAAGGTTCACGAAGCTGAGTTCAATCCGATTGGTAAAATCTGGGAGGTCAAAGCCTTAGATATTTCAAGCACTGGTAAGGCTTTACGACTTCCAAAGGTTGTACGTGTACGTTGGGATAAGGATGAACCTGATGCTTGATGTATTATTAGTTATGGTGCTGCTGGTTATTGCAGCACTCACTGTATTCGACAATGGAGATCGAGATTGAACGTCATCGTAGCATTAATATTTGGTTAAGTCTGACATTGTAAAGTTATGTAAAAGAACCTTCATTTTACTTACATTCTGACCTTTGTAACTGGTTGATTTAATGTAAGTAATTTAGAAGGGACACTACATAGAATAAAAGCATAATCCGAAGGAGAGATTAAATGGCTTGGCTAACGCTGGATTTAGAAGTACAGAACCATAAATGGTTTGGTTCAGTAGCTTCACCGCATTGCCCTGATAACTACATTGTTGCTACTGGTTGGGCTACAGATGCTAACCCTGTAGAACATGAGTACTTCGATACTAAAGAACAATCTTTAGAATCTGACTGGTTAGAACGTGCACTAGAGGGACAACGTATTCTAGTCGCTCATAATATTACGTTTGAATTACACTGGTTGTTTAAGTGTTATCCTAAAGTAATCTTCAATTGGTTAAACAATGGTGGACGTTTATTCTGTACACAGTTAGCAGAGTACCTACTTACTGAACAAACAGAACAGTATCCGAAGTTAGAGGATTGTTCTGTCAAGTACCGAGATCAAGGTGTAGATGAACATGATGTTCGTAAACTCGATGAGGTTAAGATTCTTTGGGAACAAGGTGTATTAACTGCGGATATTGATAAGGAGTTACTACTTAGTTATCTATGTGATGATACTCATGGTGACGTAGCGAATACCCGACGTGTAGCTTTCAAGCAGTACGCCTTACTACAATCTCGTGGTATGTGGAAGATGTTTCAGGCTCGTATGGACAGTGTGTTATTCAATGCTTTGGCAACGTACAATGGTTTGTATGTGAATCAGCCTGTAGCTCAACGTAACTTGAAAGCACAGCTAGAAGCAATTGAGAGCCTCACAGAGCGTATCTTGAATTACTTACCATCTGATCTACCAGATGAACTGGAGTTCTCTCTAACGAGCCAATACCATCGTTCTGCATTACTGTTTGGTGGGGCTATCAAGTACCGTAAGAAAGTATCTTACTCACCTAAGAAGTACGTAAAGACTGCTGCGTATGAGTTCACGTACCCTGAGAGTGGTGAGAAAGACTACTGCACCATTGATGAGTACAATGCTGGACACAAGTGGGCTACTCCCGAAACAGTTACACGCTATAAGTCTGGTAAGAACAAGGGGCAACCTAAAATATTCCAGATTGATTCCACTGAGGAACTTCTTAAGTGGGGTGATGGTACGTATGTATTCGATGGATTGATTGACTTCAACGATCTACCAAGCCACGTAGCTGAACAGTACATTGGTAAACGTGCAGAGTTCAAAGGTAAGCGTGAGCTTGTATGTGGTTCACCTATCTACAGTACTTCGGGTGATAGTCTGGATGTCCTTGCGAACTTCACAGATGTAGCTAAGCCAATTAAGGAACTGGCAACATTGCAGAAGGATACAGGCACGTACTATCTCATGGAGGATTCTAACGGTAAGGTTAGCGGTATGCTACAGTTCGTTGAACCTGATAGTATCATCCACCACCAACTGAATAGCTGCTCGACAATTACTGGTCGCTTGTCATCAAGTAAACCGAACTTCCAGAACTTACCTCGTGCTGATGAAGATGAGGATGGGAACTTAAAATCCCGTGTGAAGGAAATGTTCACATCACGCTTTGGTGATCAAGGTCGTATCGTGGAGGTGGACTACAGTGCACTCGAAGTTGTGACACTGGCAACCATTTCTGGTGATAAGAACTTAATGCGAATGCTGAACGAAGGTATTGACATGCACTGTTATCGTTTAGCTGCTAAACTTGGAGAGGATTACGATGAAGTAAAACGTAAATGTAAAGATCAGTCACACCCAGAACATGCTCGTTATTCCGTAATGCGTACTGAGATTAAACCTCGTGCCTTCGCCCACCAGTACGGAGCTTCTGATGCTGGTATCTCTTACAGTACAGGGTGTACATTGGAGGAGGCTAAGGAGTTCAAGCGTATTGAGTTTGAGCTATTCCCAGAGTCTAACGCCTACCCTAACGATATAGTTCGCCCAGAGGTTGAACGTCGTGGTAATGAAGGACTACCTCTCCGTGAATGCGTAGATGGTGTCTGGAGTATCTATCGACGTGGGTACTTCAAAGCGAAGTCTGGTACTTGTTATTCTTTCCGACAGTACCCTAAACGTGTAGATGGTCAAATGATCATGGACTACAAGGATACCCAGATCGCTAACTACTGGTGTCAAGGTGAGGCATCATTCATTGTACAAGCTGCATGTGGTCGTGTAGCTCGTGAGTTCATCCATCGTAACTTCTTTGATGGGCAAGCACTACCAATCAACACAGTACACGATGCTATCTATCTTGACTGTGCCACTGAGGAGATCGCCATTGAAGCTGGACGTTTAGTTAGAGAGATCATGGAGAGCACACCTAAATGGCTTACAGAGGTTATCCCTGAGTTATTAGAGTGGAATTATCACATCACACCATTCCCTGCTGCTTGTGAACAGGGGGTAAATATGGCAAATAAAACCCACGTAGATTAATTAGGAGGTTATATGTCAGGCTGTATTAATTGGAACAAAGGGCTTGCTCATAATGGGTACGGTCTGACCACTCGCAACAATAAGACTTACAGAGCACATAGATTGGCGTATTGTGATCATCATGGTGTATCACATGATAGTATCAAGGTAAGGTTGTACGCCATACTTGTGACAATCGTAAATGTGTAAATCCTGAGCATTTGGTATTAGGTACACATCAAGATAACATGGATGATATGAAGCACCGTGATCGTGCAGCCAAAGGTTTAAACAACGGAGCGTGTAAACTTACACCTGAACAAGTAAATTACATTAGAGCACACTATAAGCGTGGCTGTACTGAGTATGGTACAGTTGCGTTAGGTAAGAGATTTAATGTACATAACAGTACTATAGGTCGCTGTGTACGAGGCGACTACCATGCTGCTGCTGAACAAGGTGCAAGCATGGCATACAAGGAGCATATCGAATGACACCTGAACTAGCTTATGCTATGAAGGTACTGTACATCAAGGCATTGAGTCCACAACAGTACAGTAGCCTGCTTAGTATGTTCCAGCATCAAGGTGTACGGGAGGTAGTAGTTCAACTACCTTACCGCAGACCTGATATTAGACGAGATAGTCCACTACCAAGTGCTGATCAACTTCATCATGTGCTCAGTTTAACGGTGGAGGACTTCTGGGACGCTATGGATTCTATTGACCATTTAGTATCAATTGTTCCTTCTAAAATTTAGAAGGGACACTTATAAGATAGTAAACGTATTCACTCACTTTCAAGAGGTATTATTATGAGCTTTTTAAATCAACTTCAAAACATTGACGTAACTACTTTAGATGATATGACTGACGTAAAAGTTGGTGGTGAGTCACGAGGCTTACTCCCTACTGGTACAGCTTATGTACGTCCATGTATGTACATCGAGTACGGTTCACACGTACAAACATTCAACGGTGTGGCTAAGCCTGCTGCTCCAATCTTTAAACTTGGCTTCCGTATCGTTGGCGGTGGTGGTTTGAACCTTGAGGGTAAACCTGAGAAGTACGTCCTTGAAGAAGGTAAGTTCCCATTAATTACTACATTCGATACAACTTTAGGGTTCTATGAGAAGTCTAAATCTATTCAGTACTTCAACGCACTGAACCGTGTTGGCAACAAAGCAACTCACTTCGTACAGAAGATTGCTGAGCAATGTATCTACGCATTACCTATTGGTGTGAAGAAGAACAAGCAAGGTAAGGACGTGCAAGATATTGACTTCACGAATCTACAAGTGGCTCTGAACCAAGAAACATTCGAGCAGCGTACTGGTGACCCTACACTGTCTGATGAACATATCCAAGTGTTCTTATGGGATACACCTACTATCGAAATGTGGGACAGTATCTTCATCGAAGGTGAGTTCCCTGCACAGAAGGATGAGAGTGGCAAGATCACAAAGCCTGCCCGTTCACGTAACTTCCACCAAGAGAAATGCTTAAGTGCTCTGAACTTTGAAGGTTCACCATTACAGTTACTTCTCCAAGAGAAAGGTAAGTCGTACACAATCCCAGAGTTACCTACAACTCCTGATGTACCAGAGGAAACACCTAATGAGCCTGATGCTGTGACACCGCCACCTACTGATGGTGCTGTGCTTACACCGCCAGACTTAGACTAAGGTTAACGGAGAGTACAACATCCTGTACTCTCCACTCTATTTCAGATAATACACAGGAGATCGTATGTACACTCATATTCCAGAAGTAGCTTCACCAGCAAATTGTCCTAACTGTGGTTTAGTACCTACATACACAGGTGCTTGTCCTTATTGCGGAGAACGATTACATGATTAACTTAGCTCATTTAGGCATCTCTCCTGAGATGTTGGCTAATACTAATCTCTATGTACCAAATGGTAGTGATGATCGTGTGCTACTGTATGATGGTGATGGTGCATGTTATGTACACACTGCTGGTGTACGTAGATTAAGCACAGCACAAGACAGATTCGAGAAAGATATTCTCACTATGATGTACTTAGCGAAGTGTTCTACAGCCCGTGTGCATTTAACACCTAAAGGATGCCGTAAGAACGATAGACACTTATTGCTAGGTGTTAATCCTTACCAAGAGAACCGAAGTGGTACGAAGAAGCCAGACCTGTTAGAGCCATTGCGAGATAGTGCTCCACAGCATTTCGCAGATCATCCGACGATTAAGATTATCAGTCACTACGATATTGAGGCTGATGATGGTTTGATGATTGATCACTACAGTATGTCGAATGGTATCTTACTCTCAGCAGATAAGGATTTAACAATCAGTCCAAAGGAACAGTACTTCCCTGATGATGGTAGCTTCTTAATGCTGCCTAACGGTGATCGCTTTGGTTGGATTGCTCGTAAGGAATGGCTAACACCTTCTAAACGACCTCAAGCTAAGTGTATTGGTAAAGGTACAAAGTTCTTCTTAGCACAAATGCTTATGGGTGACTCTGCTGATAACGTAAAAGGCATCTTAAAGCTCAATGGCAAGGTTTGTGGCTTTGCTGGTGCATTAGCCTATTTAGGTCACATTCAATGCGAACACGAGGCTGTGAACGCTGTTCTTGATGCCTACCGAGTTATTGACCAGAACCCTATACCAGAGGCAGAGGCAATGTGGTTACTTCGTTATCGTGGTGATAACAGTTACAAGTACTTCACTGAGAACGAACTCACTACGGAGAACAAGCAGTTCTTAGACGATTGCTGGTTCAATCGTAAATGGAAGATGACGGAGGAAGAGTACTATGACCGACAAAAACACACTTCGGACTAAGCAGCTACAACGGATTCCACGATCACAGTTACGTTCTGTTATGCTTCTTTTATATCAAAAGCAAGGTAATGTATGCGCTATTTGTGAGAAGCCTATTGATTTTAGTGTGACAGGGCATTCGGCTAACTATGCAGTCGATCACTGTCACCGCACTGGTGAGATTCGAGGTACGTTACACAAGTCTTGTAATAGTGCTGAGGGCAAGGTAGCTAATGCTGCTGGTCGTTGGGGTGCTAAGTCTACGGACTACGATGACATCATTGAGTTCTTAGATAAGTTAGTGATATACCTTAAGAAGTCCCGTAATAAAGGTACAGGTCTTATGTACCCTGACCACAAAACCCCAGAACAAAAAGCAGAAGCCGATAAACTGAAACGTCGTAAAGCCTACGCAGCCAAGAAAGCTGCCGAAGCAGTATCTAAGAGGAAATCAAATTGAGTATTAAATTCACACGCTTGAAACACTGGAAACAGACTGCACTTAAAATGTATCACTTGGAAGGTAAGAACTATACGGAAATTCACAAAGCATTGGGTGTACCGTATGACACTGTGTACGGTGCGTTACGTAAACTGAACGAGTACTTCGATGCAGACACCGTAAAGAGTAACATGCGTTTACCAACAATCTTCGTGATTGGTGATACACAGTGTAAGCAAGGTATTGATCTTGATTACATGAAGTGGATTGGTTATTACATTGCCCGTAAACGTCCTGATATTATTATTCATATCGGTGATCATTATGATATGGCTGCACTGTCGAGTTATGATAAAGCATCACTCAAGGCAGAAGGACGACGTATCATTGAGGATATTCGTGCTGGTGATTTAGGCTTAGAGTACATTGAGAAAGAGATTGCCAAAGTACAAGGTTATAAACCTCGTAAGATCATCACACTAGGCAACCATGAAGAACGTATTGATCGCTTCGTTGGTCTTAACCCAGAGTTTGAGGGCTTCATGGGTACTGACCAGTTAGCCTTTGAGAAGTTCGGTTGGGAGGTTATTCCTTTCCTAACCCCTTGTGATGTAGAGGGTATTTCATTCCAGCACTATGTTCAGAACGTGATGACTGGTAAGCCTCTTGGTGGTACAGCATTGAATATCTTAAAGTCCTCTGGTAAGTCATTCGTTATGGGTCATAAGCAAGTGCTTGATATTGCTATCAAACCTACTCTTGGTGGTGGACACCAGATCGGTATTGTGGTAGGTGCTTGTTACTTACATGATGAAGGTTATAAAGGTGTGCAGGGTAACAATCACTTTCGAGGATGTGTGATGCTTACCGAAGTACATAATGGATATGCACTACCAAGTCCTGTATCTTTGGATTACATGCGTAAAGTTTACGAAGCGAATCATTAAGGAGTCTGTATGAAGATTGGTCTTATTGGATTAGCTGGTGCTGGTAAGGATACTGCTGCTGTTATTATGCAGCGTATCTTACAGGAGCAGACTGGCAAGTACTACAGTATCGAGCGTTATGCAAACTTGCTTAAGACGTGTGCTCGTAGAGTGTTTGGCGATAACTTTGATGATCGTGATGTGAAGGAAGTTAAGATACCTGTCACTAAAGAGTTACATGATCTTATGATTGCAGTTACATCGTACTGCCAACGAGCGTTAGGGCTTCGTGATAAGGACATTGATCGTTGGCATAGCCTGTGCAATAAGCATCTTGGCAGTCTATCCGAAGTCAGTCCACGACTGTTCCAACAACTGCTAGGTACAGAGGTAGGACGGGCTATTAATCCTGATGTGTGGGTAAACTACCTACACTCACAGGACTATGGCATGATCATTACAGATTGTCGTTTCCCAAACGAATTAGTAGATAAGCGTATCTTAATTATTCGTCACGATGTACCTGAGAATATCCATAGCTCGGAGGAGTTTGCTGCAAAGCTACAGACTGATCATACAGCACGTTTAGGTGTCGTTGATTACGTTATTCACAACACAGGTACGATTGAAGAACTCGAAACACGTTTACGTTTCGCACTCACAACACTTTAGGAGTTCAAATGCAAGACCTATATGAACGTCAGTTAGCGTTGGAGGAGGAGTACTCTAACGCAAGTTTAGCAGCAGGGCAACAGGTCGTATTAGATGCCTTTAAACAGGGTCGTGCTGCTGATATTAGTGCAGGGCGTGTCCTACTAGCCAAAGCCTTTGAAGCAGGCTTAGAACAGTTTACAGTGGCTCTAGCGAAGCCTTCTCGTGGGCTTGCTGGCAAGTACCGTAAATTATTACACTATGCACCTCCTGACGTTTTGGTAATGGCTGGTTTACGTGAAGTTATTAACGCATGTGCCAGTGCAGAACCAGTAAGTATGCAATACGTATTAACTCGTGTAGGACGTATTATCGAAGCTGAGTCTATGCTGGCTTGTATGCAACAAGTGAACGCACAGTACACTAATCGTACAGTACAGTACTTAGATTCAGCAGGCACAAAATCAATCACTCACCGTTACCGTACATTCTTGTCTGGTGCTCAGAACATGGGTATGGATTGGGAGATATGGTCAAACACAGAACGTGTGCAAGTGGCTCGTATATTACTCACAGAGTTATATGAAGCTACAGGCTTGTTCAAGTGGGTGACACCTCAGTACAACTCATCACATACACAGTACTACCTAGAACCTTCTGAGGCTCTGGCTAAACACTTCCAAGATATTCAGAGTGCTGCTCGTGCTGTCATTAAGTATCCACCTATGCTCATTAAGCCTATGGATTGGGAAGGTTACATGAACGGTGGGTATCTAACTGAATGGTTTAGACACAATAGCCCTATGTGCTCACTTCGATATGTACGCCAGATTGATCGCAACTGGATTGTCAAAGGTCTATCAGATGAAGCTGCACAACCTGTACGTGATGCAATGAACAAAGCACAGAGTACAGCATATCGTGTTAATAAACAAGTACTTGAGGTACTGCGTAAAGCGACAGCAATGCGTGTGGGTATTTTAGGTTTACCGTCATTTGCTGAACTACCTCAACCTGAATTTCCACTAGCAGATGGTTGGCAAAAGGATGATGCAACTGAATCTGAACTTGAGATTTTCCAACTATGGAAATCTCGTATGGCAGCTTGGTACACGGCTGAGAATAAACGCAAAGGTCGTCATACAGGCATTTTAATTAAGTTACGTGAACTCACACGATACAAGGACGAGGAGGCTCTGTACTTCCCAACATTCATCGACTGGCGTGGTCGCCTGTACTTCCGTAGTGCATTGAATCCACAAGCCAATGATGCTGTGAAGGGGTGCTTAGAGTTCGCCAATGGCAAGCCTCTTGGTAAAGATGGTTTGTTCTGGTTGAAGGTACACGTAGCGAATTGCTGTGGTTATGATAAGCATGACCCTGAACTAAAGGCGAAATGGACTGATGAGAACTGGACACAAATTGAAGATTTTATCAATAACCCGTTGGACGTTGATGCCCCTGAACCAGACACAGCATTTACCTTATTACAGGCTGGTCTGGCACTTCAAGCTGCGCTATCGCTGGAGAATCCAGAAGCCTACGTATGCCATGTCCCAGTCGCTATGGATGCAACTTGTTCAGGTCTGCAACACCTCAGTGCGCTCACTCGTGACCCAGTAGGTGCGTACTATACTAACCTGATTGATAACGGTACTGATAAAAAGTCCGATATTTATTTACGAGTAGCCAGTGTAGCAGACGAAACGAAAGCAGACTTCTGTTTACGTAAGAAAACTATCAAAGGTAAAGTAGAGAACGTGGCTGACCTTGTACTAGAGCATTATTGGAAGGAACGTAGTATCAGTCGTAATATGGCTAAGAAGCCTGTAATGACTTTCGTGTACGGTAGCACGTTATTAAGTACCATCGAGAGTATCGCATTAGATATGTCAGAGGGAGGTATGCCCGTCATCGAAGAAGATGGTAAGGTCATCTACAGCCACACAGCACTTGCCACACCTATTGGTAAAGCACTTCGTCGTGGTGTCTTAGAAACTGTACCAGAAGCAGCTAAGATGATGAGTTACTTACAGAAAATTGTACGTAGCCACAAAGATCAATGTATGCGTTGGTTCACACCAGTAGGTGTTCCAGTAGTGAACTGGACAGAAGGTACTACAGACAAACGTATTAATATCCGTTCTATGGGTGTTGAGAAAGTTCTGATGATCTTCCGTACAGGGGAGTACGATACTCGTCGTGCAGCTAATGGTATTGTACCTAACTTTGTACATAGTATGGACAGTGCTCACCTATGCGCTACAATCAATCATTTCGAGGGTGACGTACTACCTATCCACGATTCATTTGCAACACACCCTAGCGACGTAAGTGCTTTACACACATCACTTAGAAGTACATTCGTAGAGTTATACCAGAACTTTAAGATCGAAGATTTCTTGGAGTTCAATAGTGTGGATTACGAAGAACACACACCACCACCTCAAGGTAACTTAGATTTATCTCATGTTATCAATTCCCGTTATATGTTTGGTTAAGGAGTCTATTATGTTAATTTCAATTATTGTTCTTGCAATCCTAGTTGTTTCTGCTGTAGCTACAACTGTTTACCGTTCACCTAAGATTAAGGTAGCATGGGCAGAATACGTAGCCCTAGTTAAGTCTATGGGTACTAAGAATTTCTTAGCGGAGTGTAAGGACGATCTTAAGCACTCTTGGAACGTAACCCGTAAAGCATTTGGTAACTTATGGCAAGCATTCAAATTAGTTGGCTTGTGGTTGAGTGTACCTTTCATTGTATTTATAGGTTTACCACTGGTTCTTTTATTGGTCTGTTTAGCATTAACTTTCGTTCCCAACCGTCGTATCTAAGTTATTGATTCTATATTAAAATTTAGAAGGGACACTTATAAGATAGGAGATAAGATGTGACTACTCATAAACGAACAGATTTAACACCTAAAGCCCCTAAGTTTACTCAAGATCAGATTGATTGGTTAGATAGTATATTCCCAGAGAATGAGAATATTAAATCCACTAAAGAGGAGCTATTTATTAATCTAGGTACTCGTCGAGTAGTTCTGTATCTTAAACGATTGCATAGTGAACATAAGCGTAACGCTTTATTATAGGAGGTATTTATGGGTATGGGTTCTAAACTTAAGAAGTTGGTTAAGAAAGGTATTAATAGCTTATTCGGTGTAGGTGCTATGAAAGATATGGCAGCAGCACAGGAAGCTCAACTACGACAGCAAACTGAGGCAGCTAAACTGAACTCCATGAACGAGATAGATAACGTGACGCAGTTCTCCGATAATACTGCACAATTCGCTGACTTTGGTGGTGGTGATAATACCAACCGTCGTAAGAAACGAAGTGCTGGTGCATTCTCAAGTGGTATTGGCTTACAAGTCTAAGGAGGTGGTATGAACAACCCACAGTACAAATTAAGTGCTTTATTTGCCAAGTACCGTGATGATGCTCTACTATCCAAACTTGAGGAGTACGCTCAGTGGACTATCCCTAGCGTATTTCCTCGTGAGGGTTCTATGGGTAATTTCCAGAACGCTTCTATTGAGTACGACTTTCAAAGTAAAGGTGCACTCGTTGTGAATCGTTTAGCTACAAAGTTAGCCAGAACCCTATTCCCTGCGAACACCTCGTTCTTTCGGATGGACTTAAGTGATGAAGTTAAGAAGTTGTTTCAACAACAACAGATTGATGACATCCTTTCCTATGAGAACAAGGCGTGTGAACGTATCTTCTTGAATGCGTCGTATGCACAGTTGGTTCAAGCAATGCGCTTATTGATCATTACAGGTGAGTGTTTACTATTCCGTTACAATGACAGTATTCGAGTGTACTCCCTACGGAACTACGTTGCAAAACGAAGTGCGTTAGGTGATATACTTGAGCTAGTTATTGTAGAGAAGAAGTTTTACTCTGAACTTGATGAGGCAGTCCAAGCCGTGATTGATACCCAACCCAACGACGATCAATTAGACTTGTACACCCATGTTAAAAAGACTCCACAAGGAACTTGGGTGGTTCGACAGGAAATTAATGGTAAAGACATCGGCACATATGCTGAGTACATTAACAAGTTATGCCCGTACATTCCTGTAACATGGAACTTCGTGAACGGTGATAACTATGGGCGTGGGTACGTAGAGGACTACGCTGCCGATTTATTCAAGCTGTCTGAGTTATCTCGTGCATTAGCTGAGTATGAATTAGAAATGCTCCGTATCCTACATATCGTAAACCCTGCTGGTATCTTTGACACGCACACTGCTGAGTCTGCTCCTAGCGGTACGTATGTGCATGGCGACCCTGCTGCGGTTACACCTTACGAGTCTGGCGAGTACAATAAAGTACTACAGATTCGACAAGACTTACAGCTTATTGAAGAACGCTTGGATGTAGCTTTCATGTACACGGGGAACTCTCGTGACGGTGAACGTGTTACAGCTTATGAGATTCGAGCTAATGCTGAGGAAGCAGAACAAGTCTTGGGTGGTGTGTACTCACAACTCTCACAGAATTTACATTTACCTCTGGCGTATTTATTACTCCACGAGGAGAACGATCAAATCATTTATGATATTGAACGTGAGAATTTAAAACTTAATATCTTAACAGGTTTACAGGCTCTATCCCGTAGTTCCGAGAATCAGAACTTAGTGGTAGCTTGTTCTGAGATTAACACAGTTATCCCTACCTTCACACAACTAGGTCTTTCTAAGAAATGGAACATTGATGCCATTGCAGAAAGTATCTTAGTGGCGAATGGTGTGAATATCCAGAGTATGCAGTACTCGGAGGAAGAATTAATGCAAATCCAACAGGCTGAACAAGAAGCGCAGATGCAACAGCAGATGCAAGCTCAAGCTCAGATGATGGGTGCTGGACAATTAACAGGTCAAGAATCTGCGGTAGATGCTTTAGCTGCTGCTCGACAAATGTAAGGAGATACCATGACAACTTTTGCACAACAACCTCAACCACAAGCTCAACAACAAGTACAGCAAGTGCCTGCTGCTGGTTCACCATTGACACCTAACGCTGTCCCTGCTGGTATCCCACAAATCCCTGCTGGTGCTCAACTAGGTGGTGAGGGTTATGCTCAGAATCAAGCTGCTGCTGTGCCTCAGTATCAACAGCCTCAACCACAATTCCAAACACCTGTTCCACAGCAACCTGTAGTACCTGTAGTACCTGTAGCTCCTGTAGTTCCTAAACAACAGCCTAATCCGTATCAAGCCCCTGCAATTGACCCTAACGCTAACTACATCGACACTTCAATTCAGTACTTAGCTTCTGAGTTAAATGTAAGCCCAGATGCTTTTGACGCAGTTCTGGATAAGGCTTTAGAGCATGGTGATATTAATTTAATTAACCCTGCTGCTATGGGTAACTTAACACCAGAACAGGCTCAACGTGTTACGGCTTTAGCTACTGCTGCGTACCAACAAGTACAAGAGCAAGTACGATCAGCACAGAACACTGTGTATGAACTTGCTGGTGGTGAGGCTGCATGGAACAATGCTATTCAAACATTTAACAGTACTGCTACTGAGCAAGAGAAGGCTTATGTAGAATACTTGATTGACCAAAAGGTTGATGCTCGTGCTGCTGGTGAGTACGTTCTTAACGTACTACGCACCAGTGGTCGTACTAACAACATTGTACAAGCTCCTGTAGTGGGTGGCGTTGGTACAGTAACACACGGTTTATCTCGTGCAGAGTACATGGCTGAGGTCGCTAAGCTCGAACAAGAGATCGGCAACCGTTCATTCGATGACCCTATGTTCGCTGGACGTATGGCTGCACTTGATCAACGTCGTGCACTAGGTCGCCAACAAGGTCGTTAATTCAATTTAAACATGGGAGGTAATTCCTCCCCTACTATAAGGAGATATTTATGCCTACTTTATATGCTGGTAATGCTACCCGTCCACATTGGGGCGGTGCTTCGTCTGACATCGACCAACACTTAGAGAAGTACGATGGTATTCGTGATTCTAAGTTTAACTATGTTTCGCAGTTCGTGAGTTTATCGGCACAGCGTTCTGTGGCTGATGAAACTAACAACTTCCGTTTTGACCGTTTGAATACCTCTGAGGTTAAAGGTCGTGGTGTAGGTGGTGATATTGTTGCTCAACGTGTTACTTCTGCTAAAGTAAACGTCGTTGTAGAAATGATGATGTACATTCGTAACCCGATTGATTACTTGGATAAGTGGACTGCACCTGACTACTTAGGTGATATGGCACGTAACAACGGTACTTCATTCGCTAAAGCGTTTGACGAAGCACACATCATTCGTCTTATCAAAGCCCGTAATTGGGTAGCCCCTGCTCACCTCAAACCAGCTTTCAACGATGGTATGTCTGTGACTGTAGATGTTAAAGGTGGTAATGCCTTGACTATCTCGGACTTGGAGGCTAACGCTGCTGCACTGTACGTTGCTATTGGTAAGATCGTTGAAGAACTTACTATCCGTGACACTCCATTGGAGAACATGGTGTGCTTAGTAACCCCTGCTCAGTTCAGCACTTTGTTGAATCACCCTAAGTTGATCAATAAAGATTACACTGAGAGCAATGGTGACTTCGCTCGTCGTCGTGTGGTTATGGCTCACGGTATTCCTATCGTGCAGAACACGTCTTTCCCTAAGACTACCATCACTAACCACATCTTGAGCACTGCCACTAACGGTAATGCTTTCAACGTGACTGCTGATGACCTTAAGGGTCAGATCATCGTGTTCGACAAGAACTTATCGTTGGTGACTGTAACTGCTAAGCCATTCACCTCTCGTTTCTATGACGATGAAACTAACATGACTTATGTACTTGACTGTTACTCTATGTGGACTGTTGATGTACGTCGTCCAGACACCATTGGTGTTGTGTTAGTGAACGAGGTATAATCGTATAGGCTACTCTCACGGGTAGCCTTTTTTTAGTTTGTAAAGGAGATTATTATATGGCAAATTTAGGTCACGTAACAAGTACTGCTTTGACTGGTGAAGAAGCCCCTGTGTTTGAAGCAGCAACAGTCACTAAGGTCGTGAAGCAGGCAGCTAAGACTAATGATGAAGTACAGAACTTACGTACTGAACTAGCTGAAATGAAAGAGCTAGTTGCTGCATTAGTAGCTGCGAAAGAACCTGTAAAAGAACCTACTACTCGTAGTCGTGCTAAGGCAACAGACGAGGTTAAGGAAGGTTAATACATTGTGAACTCAGAAATGGGTTCACTTTAAGATAGTAGTTCCCTTGAATGAAGATAAGTTCAAGATTGCGCTACTATCTTAAAGTGAATCACTTAATAAAGGAGGATAGTATGGAACTATTGAAAGCTGTGAATGCTGTTCTACCACATTTAGGTGAACACCCAATCACACGTATTGAAGGTGCTAAGCACCCCACAGTCGATCTTATTTTGGCTGCTATTGAACGCCATCGTTTATCTCTATTGAGTTCTGGTTGGTGGTTTAATGAGCTTACTATGACAATTCCAGTAAACTCAGATGATATGATTGATGTACCAAAAGATGCTTTAGCAGTATATGGTATTGATTGTCAAGTTGAGATTGATGGTGAGAAGTTCTTTGATTTAGCTAATGGTACACGTTATTTCACAAAACCTATTAAAGTACGTATTATTCGTGATATTGAGTTTACGAAGTTACCAATTGCTGTAGCGTTGTACATTACGTATAGTGCTGGTGCTGAGGTGTACTTGCAAGATTATGGGCGTGAGAACACTGTACCAGAGTTACAAGACTTGGCAACTAAGCAGTTATACTTAGTGGAGCAAGAGAATCTTCGTAAACGTAATTATAATAGTCGTAATTCAGTACGACGCAGTATCCGTGCTGTCAAGTTCCGATAGGAGGTAATATGGCTTTATTTGAAGGTGTTTATAAATCCTTAATTCAAGGCGTATCGCAACAGACTCCACAGGAACGTGAGGATGGTCAATTAGGTGAGCAGATCAATATGCTGTCTGACCCTGTTACTGGTTTACGCAGACGTGGTGGTATTAAGTATCATGCTTCTTTAGGTGTATCACCTAACTGTTATTTCAAAATCATCATTATTAATGGTGATGCTTATATTGTGGCAGTTAATACTACTCTAGGTAAAGTGAGCGTTATGAACTTCAATACCAAGCGAGTAAGCACAATCAATAATGATTATTTTATAGCTCCGTCTAAACGTAGTATCCGTACTACAGTATCACAAGATAAACTATTCATCGTGAATACAGACAAAGTTCCTACTAAGGATGTGACTGGTGTATCGACACGCCTTACACCTTATGGGAAAGGTTACTTTAGTATTCGTGGTTCTGCGTTCTCTAAGAAGTTCTTTGTGACTTTAGATCACCCTAAGATTGGTCGTAAAACCTATGACGTGACTACATCTGATACTGAGGCTGCAAACGCATCACCTGAGTGGGTGGCTACTGAGTTGAAGAAAAAGATTGTAGCTGACATAGGTACTAATGCAGATGTTCACGTAAATGGTAATACTGTAGAGATTATTATTCACGACCACATGAACACCTTGCTTACGGTCACTAGCCCAAGTACTGCTGGTGGTTATATGCTAGTGTCTGAAACTGCCCGTGTACCAACACGTACAGAGTTACTTGGTCGTTTATACGTACTGGATGACTTTACTATGGCTGTGGGCAATACAGGTAACTCTGCGTACTATCGGTACTCTTTAGAAACAGGGCGGTGGTCTGAAACTTCTAAGTACGAACCGCCTTATAAGATTAAAGATGAACCACAAGTACTCTTGATCGAAGATGGTACTATTAAATTAGAACCTATGGGTATTAAACAGCGTTCTGCTGGTGATGATGATAATAACCCAGAACCTCAGTTCTTGGGCTTTGGTATCACTGGTATCGGTTCATACCAATCACGTATTGTACTTCTTAGTGGTGCTTATATTTATTTAAGTAAGACTGACACATACAACGAGTTCATGCGTACCTCAGTGACAGAAGTACTGGACAATGATGCGATTGAGATTTCAAGTGCGTCATTAACAAGTGCTCAGTTTGAATACTGCATTCCGTACAACAAGGATTTAGTTCTTGTGTCACAGAATCAGCAGGCAGTTATGCCAGCTAACAGTACTGTATTAACTCCACGTTCTGCGGTTATTTATCCAAGTACAACACTTGATTTATCTTTGGCAGTAGAACCTAGACCTGTAGGACGCACAATGTACTATGCGTATCAGCGTGGTGTCGAGTACTACCAAGTGGGTGAGTTCATTCCAAACACGTATGCAGATGCACAGTACTACAGTCAGAACTTGACAGATCATATCCCTTTATATGCTAATGGTATTTGTACATCTATGAGTTCATCGAGTACTAACAACATGGTGGTATTTGGCTCAGATTCAGAAGAAGTACTTGTTAATCAGTATATGTGGGTAGGTGAGGAACGTAGTCAAATGGCTTTCTATAAATGGAATTACCCTTACCGTGTAATGCACACTGACTTCATTAATGAGTATCTCATTGCAATTATGGATGATGGCGTTGGTGGTGTTTATGTAGGTACACAGAACGTACAGTTAAACCAGTTAGATGATAAACCTATTCCATATTTAGATATGTACACGTACATTACAATTCAGAATGGTGTTGGTGATTTACCACGTATGTACATCGGCTCTAATTTTAAAGCAGTCATTTATGATGACCGTAATCGACGACATAAGGAAGTAGCTTATACTGTAGATGAGAACACATCACAGATTAAGTGTCCTTACAATGGTGTAATTGCTATTGGTTTACCGTTCGAGAGTTCATTCACGCTAACGCCTCCTTTTATCCGTGATGATAATGGTCGAGTCATTGCAGGGACACGTACAACGATTCAACAGCTACGTATGACTTTCAAGAGTACAGGTACATTCAAAGTGACCGTTAAGGATACTATGGGTACTGCGTATGACGGTGAAGGTATTACAGCTTATACATGGTCTGAGGCTGATCTCGGATATTCTTGGGTGAATAGTATCGGTGCAGTAGTTATCCCATGCCGTACACGCTTATCGAGTACAGATTGTACAGTTAAGACAGACGGTACTACTGACATGAACCTAGTGAGTACAGAGTATGTACTGCGACTAGCTAGTAAACGTAAGAGGTTATAAACATGGCTGATTATAGTAGAGAGTTCAGTTCTGGTTTACAAGGTGCTCAGATAGGTGGTCAGGTTGGTGGTGTTTGGGGTGCTGTGATCGGTGCTGGTATCGGTATCTTCATCGGTTCTGAGCAGCGTAAGGCTGAGGCACGTATGCGTGATGCGTATAATGCTCAAGTACTTCGTTATGCTGCACAAGACTTATTTGATATGCGTCGTGCACAGAACGTAGAGAACACACGAACAGCACAGGCACTTGCTACCTTACAAAACCAACGTAAGACACAGACAAGTGCTGCTACTGCTGCTCTAGGTGCTGCTGAGATTATGGGTGCATCTGGGGTGGCTTTACAACAAGCACTTGACTTCCAGACAGAAGAAGCAATGGCTGATACAATCCTGAATTGGGAGATCGGTGTGGAGAACTATAATACTCAGCTTGAGAAAGGTTTTCAGCAACGTGCTGCATCACTTGATCGTGGTAATGGTCAAAGACAGGTAGACGTTATGGGCAGTATCTTAAGTGGGGTTAGTTTATACAACAGCACATTCAAGGGTGAGGGTGGTAACATGATCAGCCAAGCTAAAGGTTGGTTCTCAGGTCAAGCAAGTACACCTAAAGCTATTGAGAAGTATGACCCACGTTGGAAAGATATGTCAGGTGGTTCAGGTAAAGGTGTCTTGAGTACACTAAACGCCAACACAAGTAACTAAGGAGGTTCTAATGCGATCTATGGTAAATTCGCCTGCAATGGCTAATGTTGAAATCTCTGGACTACAGCCGATTGAACGTCCACAACAGGAGAGTTTAGGGTCGTTCCTTGCGAGTATGCTACCAGAAGTAAATAAAGCTATCTCAACTTATAAGGATGAGAATGCAGATTATTATATGGCACTAGGTCGTAATGACCGCCTTAACGATGTACACCGTGAGGTTAGTATCTTAGGTCGCCAAGCATACGAGCAAGGTTTAGAGTTCCAACATATTGTAAACAACCAAGCAATTCTTTCTGGCAAGTTCATGGAAGATGTAGATTCGATGGATGTGAACAACACAACACCAGAACAACTACAAGAACGTGCAAAGCAGTACTTAGATGAATCTGTGAATAACATTTACTCGGCTAAGACTCTTTCACCAGAAGCTAAGAAAATACTGTACGAAGCTCAGATCAAAGAGAACGCAACGTACATGAAAGAAATCAACACCAAGCAACAACAGATTGCGAATGATGTGACATACAACACGATGATGAACTTGTCATTGACGTTTGCTCGTGACTTGGGTACTAGCTCAGATACCCCTGCGGATACTGTCCTTAAAGTAGAAGCGTTTAAGACTAAGATGTTTAGTCTGGAGCGAGAGCTAGATAAGGCAGCAACCGCAGATGAGATTACCAAGCGTATTAATGCCCGTTTAGATACTATCTTCACCAAACAACTTGATACGTACAAAGCTGGTGGTACGGCTGAGGATATTAAGTCTATGGAGCAGTTAGTTAATCTTTCTGAGCACTTCATGGAAACAGATTTAGACTTAGCTGTGAAGTTACAGACTAAAGCTATGAAGTACATTGCCGAAGTTCAGGAGAATAATGATTCTCTTAAAGAACGTGAGGTTGCAGAGTTAGTTGCCGATTGGACACTTAACCCTGATAAGGTTACAGAAGAAATGGCTAAGGGTGCATTAGCAGAGATTTATGGTGATGGTTCTCTGAGTATTAAAGGTCAAACCTCTATGGGCAAGACTATCCTAAGTGCGTACACAACAGCAACGAATAAAGTTGTTAGTGGTGCAGAAATGCTAGACCCTTCGTTGTATGAGTCACCTTCTGCTGCTTTACGTGCAGGGTTCTCAGAAGATAAATGGGTAAGTGCTTCTCTTGAGAAGTTACTTCAACAGACTGGTGATGCTGCGGAGGCAGGGTATCAGTTAATCCTAAAAGGTAATGGTACAGAGTACTCTCCTGATGCAGTACGTAAAGGTTCTGAATCTATGTTCCGTACATTCAGTGGTTATGTCACTATGGGTGATGCAGAAGTTAAGAACGACCCTTACGGTGCTAAACGTCAGCAAGATTTCGCCCGTGTACAAGCACTGTATCAACAGTACAAGAAGGATAACAACTCCAAAGCTCTTGATCTACTTAGTGGTGTTGATGAGCGTTACCGTTCAGCCTTTGCTACTGTGCTTGAGAATGGAGGTTCTTTGGAGAGTGTACGTGAAGCATTGAAGTCACCTATTGCTACTACTGAGAAGTACAAGTTCGTAGATCAAGGTATTAACGGTGTTACTGCTGATACTATCGGTCTTAAGGATGAGTTACTTGGTGGTGCTGGTGGTACTCGTTTCAACAACATTTCAGATGCACTGAATGATACGTATGTTAGTTACGTCAAAGCTGCTATGACAGCCTCTCGTTCACATATTGTAATGGGTGTTGGTTCAGGTGACACTAATGACGTGTTCTCTCGTTATCGTGATGCTGGTGGACTTATCAAGTCACCTAAAGGTTATAGTTCTGCTATCGTACCTATTCAAGCTGCTAAGAACTTAGCTAAGCTAAAGAACGATGGTGGTGCACCTATTGGTCTGGACTATATTGGTAAAGCCATTGACGCTAAACGTGAGGAGTACGCTAAGAAGTATGGTGTACGTCCAGATAACGTGATCGTTGTAAGTAATGACGTCGGTACTCAATTCCAATTCTTAGCTTATGATATTGAGAGTAATCTCTATGGTTTACGTAAAGGTAAACCTGTGTTGAAGAATGGTAATGAAACAGGTATTAATGCTGGTGGTATGGAAACAACTGCTCGACTTATTGCAGATGCTAAGAAATACTATGCAGAAGATTCCCGTAGAAAGACCAATCCTACTAAACAGGAGTACGATGAACGTAAGAGTGGTGTACGTATTGGACGTGCTGTAGTTGTTCCTAAAGGTACTTCGAAAGGAGTGCCTGTTAGTATCAACTCATTGTACGCAGAAGGTATGGGTGGTAACAAAGACCTTGCTACTATGTGGGTTAATCACATGCAGAGTATGGAAGGCTTTACTACTACAGGTACACAAGCTACGGATGCTAACACAAAGAACGTAAGTACCGTATGGGCTAATGGTATTACAGAAAAGAGTGCTACACCTAAAACCATTAATATGCTAAAGGCTGCCAATGGTGACCCACAGCGTATCATGGATATTCAAGGTGGGTTTATGCGATCTTACTACCAAAAGATGAACATCAATAATGACTTAGCTAAAGCTGGTGTGCCTATTCCTACAGCGAGTATGTATCCAGCACAGTTCAAACAGTCTTTGATGCTTATTTACGATGCTGCTTGGCATGGTCATAATGGTGCTTTACACGGTACGAAAAATAACGGTGTTATTGCAGCTATGAATGCACCTAACTATGCACAAGGACTTGCAAGCTTAAAAGGCACTTCTGTGTACAACCGCAGCAAAGCTAATCACAGACGTAATGTTTGGATGGAGAGTGCTCTTAAATCACACTTCAAAGCAACTGGTAAACTATAAGGAGTTAGATAATGGTAGACAATACTAAACCTGTGGCTATGCCTCTAGGACAACCAATCAAAGGTATTCCAGTAAACGTAGCACACGACCCAAACGTGCCTGTTTCAGAGCGATCTACAGGTGAAGCTCCTGTTCTATCATTAGTTGAACCTTCTGAAACGCCTGCTCCTGTCCCTAAGACAGAGGCAGAGCAGGCACTTGATTTAAAGATTGAAGAAGAACGAGCATCTGTATTGGCATCTATTGGTGCTGGTATGGGTGGTCTAGGTATTGATATATACCGTAGTGCTCGTAGTGCATTAATCTATGAGCGTGACCCTAATTTTAATCACCAACCATTAAGTGATGAGTTCTTCACTCAGGCTGGTGCGGGTACGCCAGAGGAAGTTAAGTACTTGGCAGATGCTAAGAACGATGCTGACTTTGAAGATCGTACCAAGTATATTTTAGACAACCGTATGCGTCGTCAAGCTATGGCGGATAACCCTGTGTCTGGTCTTGTAGGTTCTTTAGTGGACGTAGATATTGCTGTAGGTGGTGCTAAGATTCGTAATGTTGCTAATGCTGCTTCTACAGCAGGGCGTTTAGGTACTCGTGCTGGTGCTGGTGCTATTGGTGCTGGTGCTATGGTAGGTATCCAAGCTGCTCAAGGAGATAACACCTTACGCACAGAAGGTGAACAGTTAGGTGATGTATTCACTATGGGTATTTCCCGTTCACTTGCTCCATTGGCTAAAGGGCAACCTCAAGTAATTGCTGGTGCTGGTGCACAAGGAGCACAAGGCGTTCCTACCACTGTACAACAGAGCGTAAACAGTGCTGCTAACCAAGTGCAACAACAGATTCAGACTTATACACCGCCAACAGGTACACCTACACAACAGGTTGCTAAGAACAAGTACATTGCTGCTTTACAAAGTACTGCTGATTACCTTCGTTATATTACTAATGGAGATACAACTACAGTAGTGAATAAGCTGTTAAGTAACCCAGCCTTCAACAATGGCGACGATGTTGTGAGTCTACAACAGGTGTACCTGAACAACTATGGGCAGCGTTTAAATGCGTTCTCCGATGCCTTCAAGGATGCTATCGCTGCTACTGGTACACGCAGTAACCCTATTTCACGTATTACAGGACGGTATGCTCGTGCTGCGGAAGCTGTAGGGTCTGATTTCCAAGTAGCGTTACAACGTGTGGATGCAGATGTACTTGACTACTACAAGACCAATGGTGTACTGCCTAATGATGTAGAGTTCAATAAGATGCTTGCTGCCCATAACAATGAGCCACATATTAACTCTTTGATTAAGGCTTATATGGATTCTGGTATTGCTGAGAAAGCGTATGATGATATGCTGAGTTCTCCGTTGGCTATCCGAGAGGAGATCGACCCAGTTACAGGTAATACAATCCAAACGAACATTATGGATGACATTGTACGTCGTCCTACGTATATGCGTTTACAGCATGATTATGACCGTATGGCACATACTGTAGAAGTTGCTAAGAAAGCTACTTGGGATGAAATGGCTACGTTTATCGGTGACCAGATCACTAAGATGTATCCTGATCTATTAAATCCTAAAGGTGCTGGTAAGGCATTTAAACTCTCAGTTAAGCAAGTAGGTGATCACTATTTACAAACACAACGTCAAGCCTCTCGTGGTTTAAGTGACGTTTCTGCTGTGGGTATGAGTGTAGAGGATATGGCTAAGTTACTCACTGAGTCTGGTCAAGTTACTCAAAAGGAAGCTGTTAGCCTAGCATCTGAGATTTACAAACGCTCTCACGATAAAGGTACATCTATGCCTAAACACTTACGTAGACGTATTGATTGGGACTGGAATGCTACCATGCGTACTGCATCTGGTCATAAGTTAAGTATGCGTGACTTCGTGAACTCTAACGTGATGGGTAACTTAGAAGGTTATACCACGAGTCTTGGACACCGTTTAGGTCTTGCTGGTTATGGTCTTAAGAGTGAGGCTGACTTAGATAACCTATTAGAAAGTTATTACTCTAAACTTCCTGCTGATGTGTCACCACAAGAAGCCAGACAGTTTATGAAGAACACTAAGGATACTTTGCTAGGTCGTCCTATTGAGAACAACCCTGTTCCAGAAGGTGTACGATCTGCACAAGCCGTTGCTGATATGTTCTTACTTGCTAACTCAGGTTTATTAGGTATGGTGGATGTAGCTTCTCAATTACAAAAAGTAGGTGTTATTCGTTCAATCCCTGCTATACGTAAAGGTTTAAAAGCTGTGTTCAAAAGCATGTCAAAAATAAGTAAGCAAGATGCTAAGGACTTAGAGGACATCTTAACATTACGTATGCTTCAAGGTTCTCAATGGAAGAACTTTGTACCACGTTATGCAGATAACTTCGAGGTATCTGGTGGTATCCATGAGGCTGCTCAGTACTATGGACAGAGTGCTCGTTTTATGAACTTATCAGAATCCCTAAAGCGTTTCCAAGTTGGTATCCTAGCTTCTGTGTACGCACGGAACTTGAAACGTGCCATGAAAGGTGACGCTAAAGAGTTAGCCTTTATGAAGGATAAACTCAAGATAGACGGGACACTTATAAGAGAGATAGAACAAGAGTACGCTAAACATGGTACAAACATTGATAATTGGAGTAATGCTGTACGGGTGAAGTACGAACAGAAGATTTACCACGATGCTGATAACTTAGCGATGTCTGTACATAACGGTGAAGTGCCTGCAATCCTAGAGCATTCTGCTGTAGGTCGTATCATCTTCCCGTACATGCGTTATACATTCGCTATGCAGAACAAGGTGCTTCGTAGAACGTACAACCGTGATGGTGCTACAGGTTTAGCCATGTTACTTGCTTTCCAGATTCCTACTGCAATGCTGGTGGCAGCAGCAATTAACGTGCGTAAAGAAAAAGAACCTGACCATGACTTAGCTCTAGGAACTATCAAGAGTATGACGGCTTTCGGTTCATTGAACTACCCGTTTGAGATTGCTATGAGTGGTTTGGATGGGGGTGGTGTTACAGCGTTAGCCCCATTTGGTAAAACTTATAACTTCGGTAAGGAGTTATTCACTGGTGGCGAAGATGGTGAGGTGTCACCGTACAAACTCATCAAGAACTCACCGATTAATGCTACACCATTAGATTATTTAGCTTTAGCTTTGGAGGATTAGTATGGCTTATGTAGAAAAGGAAATGAACCTCAAACGGTCATTCGTAGAGTACAAGGTAACACAACCTACTACAAACTTTGCACTCCCGTTTGAGTTCGTTGAGGCAGAGCAGAACCTTCGGGTTCGCCTCAACGGTATTGATATTGAGGATTTAGGTTACTCGTTCTTAGTGACGAATAATATAACTGTCCAAGTGACACCAGCAATCCCTCACGGTACTTTAAGTATTTCACGGGAAACCGATATTGATAAGAACCTGTATAAGTTCACGGCTGGTGCGTTATTTGAAGCACGTACTATGGATAAGAACTTCGAGCAGATTCGACATTCACAGCAAGAGGTACGGGATGGGTTCGAGAAGTTATCTGATGCTACTTACACGATCATTGATACCTTACAAGATGTAGGTCAAGCAGCACAGGATGCTGCTGACGCTGCGGAGCAAGCTGCTCAAGCAGCTAATGATGCAGCAGCGCAAGTTAATGATAAGGTATCACAGGTAGAGATTGATTACATCCACGAGAACGGTGCAGCACTACCTCACAAAGATGGAATTGATTATGAAGAAAACGCTGTTGTTGTAAAAGGTGGGGTTTTGCAGCAGTGGAAGGGTGGGGCTTGGGTTAATGTTGGCGAACAAGAAGTTAAAAAATATCTTCTTGTAGCTGGTGTCGATGAATCTGAATTGGATGATGACTACAATTATCTCATGCAGCGACTAGCACAAATTGCAGTGGATAAGGGCTGGGATGCTTCTTTCGTTGTTGATGGAAATATAAACCAACATGAGCGCAATACAGGGGTTAAATCCTTAAATCAACTGCGCCTAACAAAACCATCTAAGAAGGGGGATCGTGTATTTCTTGCTTCAGTAAATGAAGCTCAAAACGAGGGTGGTGGGGAGTTTATCGCAACTCAAAAAGCAGGCTTAGTTGATGATGGTGGTTTGGTTATTGCATCGCCTGATCCGATGCTGTTTTGGGTGCGTGTACATTATGATACCGTGACACCTGAAATGTTCGGTGCAGTTGGTGATAATACCGCAGACGATGCGATCCCATTACAAAAAACAATGTCATGCGGTCGGGCTATTGAGTTCGACAAAGGGCGAAAGTATAGATCAAGTAAACCTATCGAAATGTTTACAGGTCAAAAAATTAAAGGTAATGGCGCAAAGATTACCAAGTACACTGCGAGTAAAACTGGTATCACTGGTCGCACAGACCCAAGTGGAAATCCATATGATTATGACCAAGACTGCGCTGTTGTTTTCGGGGCATGGTATGGTTGGTATAGTTACATCGATATTGAAAATCTGACGATTCAGAAAGAAGCTGTACTTGGGGCAGATGTCGGTAAAGTCTTTTTTGCACCATATATCAGCATGTCTTCATTAAAGAGCGTTGTTGTTAAGGGCGGTGAGTACGGTTTTTATGGCGAAGACTTGTGGATGCTCAATTGGACTCGATGCGAAGCATATTCTAAATGCGGTTTTTATGTGGGTACAGGCACAAGCAACCAGTTCAATACTTGTTGGTCAAAAGAAACTAAGGAAGGTTATTCTGCATTCCGACTTCATAACTTAACGTATTCCTCTTTGATCAACTGCTGTGCAGAGCATGTCGGTGAGGATGGTGCGCCTGCTGAAGCTGCCTACCATATTACAAACTCTGACTTAACCATGATAGGTTGCGGAATTGAGAATATACACGCATATAATTTAATTCGCATAGGATACTCGTGGGTAACGATTGAAAATCCTAGTTTCATTTACGGCATTAACAATAAATATCGTCACGGGACATATACAGGTTTAATAGACGTATCCAGTTCTGATAGTGTCGTGACGTTACGTGGTGGGCATATTACCGCTACAAACTCAGGTACATTCGCTGATGCGGTTCGAGTGGGTGGTGGTACTTTTAATTATGAGACACCTCTTTGGAATAACGTAGGTTTCCCTGATGATAGTAGTGGGTTTAAAATACGCATATCTAATTATGCTGCAATTATGAATTTGACGGGTTTCGACGGTCGAAAATATACTTTCAATGGTCGTAGTAAAAAATGGGATATTCACACAAAAGCAAAGTTTTTAAATGGTTTACAAGCTAACCTGCTCGGTACAACTCATTTAAACAACATTCGTAAAGACTTCTATATTGGAACACAAAATAAGGGTAATAATGGGTCTGTAGCAAACGGGTATCCATTTGATGGATTTGGTGGTACAGTTCTAAACTTTTCAGACGAAGACGCCGCACAATATTCTAACACTGCACAACTTGCCTTATCTGCCGTATCCAATAGAGTCTTTTTTAGGAGGGCAGCATACGAGCAAGCTCTTGGGTCTTGGTTCGAGTTTAGAACATCAGCCAACACTACTGTGGACGCTAATGGATTTGTCAAAAACGCATCGCCGATTGTTAAGCTCTTTGCTGACCGTATTGAGCTTAATGATGATGCAGAAAAGCAAAATATCGAGTTTGAAAAACTAGGCGTTGGTGATTACTTGATTAAAGGCTCTAGTGGATTTTCTGATAACGGTTGGTACATCGAAACCCCTAAAGATGCAAATGGAAATGTGCTGTTTTCGGTCATCTATGCAACACTAGAAAATGGCGACATTTCGGTAAAAACTTATCAGAAAAAGTTTGATCTTGAAACAGCCTCTATTGTTGCTGATCTTGAGCAGCCTGTGGACATTACGGTAGGACGTTGGATTGACTTGCGACTAAATGAGGTGAGTGCAAACTAGTCGCTCAGTAAAACCTTTTTAAACCCTGATCTTTAATTAGATCAGGGGGTTTTTTTTTTTATTACCAAAATTTAGGGCGCAAGTGAATGCGTCAATTCTATTGATGCACTGAAAGGTATCATCACCCAACTTTAAACACAGCAAACCACAAGGAGAATTACATGAACATCGTAGATTGGTTCTATGCAGTTCTGATCTACGTATGGTCAGAATTAGATAAAGTCGCTTTAAGCGCAAGTACCTCAGCTATTGTAGTTGCGGTACTCCGTATGCGTAAGCATGGTAAGATTCTTTGGAGCGAAGCACTACTATGTGGTGTATTCGCTACCATTGCTATTGTTGGTTTACAGTTTATTCTGGCTGTCTTAGGGTTACCGTCAGATGGTTGGGTTAATGCTGTAGTCGATGGTGGTAGTACAGTCATTGGTGCTGGTATCGGTTGGTATGGTACTGATCGTACTGTTGAGTTCTTAGAAAACAAAGTAGGAGGTCGTGATGAGCAAGACACTGAGTGAGTACGGACAACGTGAGTTAGCTGATCTTTATGGTATTCCACTGGCAGCTATGAAAGCTATCGTTGAAGTGGAGTGTAAAGGTTCTGGTTTTAATTCCGACGGCACTCCTGTTATTCTGTATGAACGTCATAAGTTTTATGAAGGACTCCGAGCTATTAATTGGATTACTAAGGCTCGTGAGTGGTCACAGAAGTATCCTGATCTGTGTAATCCATACGCAGGCGGTTACGGTAAGTACAGTGAGCAACATAAGAAGTTAGATCGTGCTGCTGAACTCAATCGAACTGTTGCCCTAGAATCCTGTTCATGGGGTCTTGGGCAAGTCATGGGTTATCACTGGAAGTCTTTAGGTTACACTAATCTACAAGAGTTCATTAATTGTATGTATAAGTCAGAGTACTGCCAGCTAGATGCTATGTGTCGTTTTATCGAAGTGAACAAGCTATTACCTTTCATTCGTAAGAAAGATTGGGCTGGTTTTGCTATGCGATACAATGGTGGTGGTTATCGTAAGAACCAGTATGATACTAAACTCTCTGCTGCGTATAAGAAATTCGGAGGTGTCTAATGAGTCGTAAGAAAAGTGCAAGTGTAGCGGAATTAGAAGCCCTACACGCTGCGACTGCTCGTTACCTTAAAGGTCGCTTAGAAGATAGTACACGTCAATCAGAAGATGAGGACGATTTTGTATTGCCTCTAGCCACAGGCGAGGTTGCGAACATTATCGCATTCTTGAAACACAACAATATTTCTGCTGCTCCTGATGCAGAAGAAGTATCAGAACTCAAACAAGAGTTCGCTAATGATTTAGAAGCACAACGTATTGCTAAAGCCGAAGGATTGCTCCGTGCATCTGATGAGGATTTAGAACGTGCTGCGTGGTTATCTTAAGGAGGGTTTATGACCTATATTACCGAACAGGTTGCTCGTCGTTTGAACATGCTCTCGACTGAGTGTAAGAAATGGGCAAACGCACCACATGAAATTCCTAGTGAGAAACGGGAAGAACTGAGCATGATGTTCGGTAGTACCTTTAAAGACTTCCGTGCCTTCGCTGAATTAGGTATGAAGTACTTAGGTTTTGATCTATCGAATATGCAGGCTGATATAGCCCACTTCATGCAGAAAGGTCGTGCTAAGCGTATGGTACAGGCTCAGCGTGGTCAAGCGAAATCTACGCTTGCTGCTTTGTACTGTATCTGGTTACTCCTACGTGACCCTACGTGTCGTGTACTTATTGTGTCTGGTGGTGAGAAGCAGGCATCTGACGTGGCACTTATGATCATTCGTATGATTATGAATTGGTCGCTTCTGTGCTGGTTGCGTCCTGATATTGCTAAAGGTGATAGAAGTTCTGTTTCTGCCTTCGACGTACACCATTCACTTAAGGGTATTGATAAGTCGGCATCTGTATCATGCGTAGGTATCACTGCGAACTTACAGGGTATGCGAGCAGACTTCATTCTCGCTGATGATATTGAAACACAACGTAACTCTATGACTCAAACTGAGCGAGAGAAGTTACAGTTACTTATTAAAGAATTTGCTGCGATCTGTATTAGTGGTGAGATCATGTACTTAGGTACACCTCAGACTAAAGACAGTATCTATCGCCTCCTCCCTGCTCGTGGTTACGACGTTAGAGTTTGGACAGGGCGTTACCCTACCAATGAAGAACTTGAGCGTTATGGGGCTGGTGTGACGATTGCGCCTATGATTATGCAGGCACTCTTAGAAAATCCAGCTTTACAGACAGGTGGTGGTATCGAAGGTAATCGTGGACAACCTACAGATGATGGACACATCAATGAGGATATTCTACAAGAGAAGGAACTTGAGTACGGTGAGGAAGGTTTCTCATTACAGTACATGCTCGATACAACGCTCTCAGATGCTCTTAGAACGAAGATTAAGTTAAGTGATACCTTAGTACTAGCGGTAGACAATCACAGCGTTCCTGAGCGATTACACTGGCAAGCAGAGCCATCTAAACTGTACAAGGGTAGTTCTCCTAACGTGCAGGACTTTAGAATGTATCATGCTAGTGGTGTATCAGATACTTTTGTTCCGTTTGAACATAAGGTAATGACACTTGACCCTGCTGGTGCTGGTGGTGATGAATTGTCATTCGCTGCTGGTGGTGCTACGAACTCTTACATCTATCTGTTATCAGTAGGTGGGTTCATCGGTGGTACTACTCAGAAGAACATTGAAGCAGTTATCGAGAAGATGCTGTTGCTTGATATTCATGTACTAGACATCGAGAAGAACATGGGTCATGGTACAGTTCTATCATTATTCGTAGAACGCCTAGAAGCTCTTAAGAACCTGTGTAAGCAACAATCGAAGGACATCCAATGGTTATGTACCAGTACAGGTCTATCGTTGCGTGAGCTTGAATCTAAGCTGAATCAGATAGGTCTTACAGAGTACTACTCGACTGGTCAGAAGGAACGTCGTATTATCGACACGATCTCTCCATTAACTCGTCGTCATAAGTTAGTAGTAACTGTACAGGCGATTGAGGATGATTGGGAGTACTGTAAAGGACATAACCCAGAGAAGCGATTACAGTTCAGTGCGTTTCAACAAATGGGTAATATCACGTATGATCGCAACAGCTTAGTCCATGATGACCGAGCAGACTGTGTTCAACGTGTAGTAGAGGTACTTGCTCCATTCTTGAGTAAGGATGAGGAGAAGGCTCACCAAGAGCGACAGGAGGCTGTTATAGCAGAGTTCTTAAAGAACCCTATGGGATACAGCCAGAATGTGTTAGCACAGCTTAATCGTAAAGGTATTAAGCGTAATAACTATAAACGTCGGGGAAGTATCCGTCGTTAATTCAATTAAATTCAACAGGAGATTAATATGAGTTTACTAGATAAAGTTAAAGCTGTCCGTGTACAAGATGCTGAGCAAGTACTAAGTACCGCTAAAATCGTCGTACAGAGCGCACAGGCGTTAAATAGCACTGGCACGTACAAACATAAGGAGAAGGTCGATAAAGCTCTGTATGGAGCATCTGTGACTCTCTCAGTGCTAGAGCGAGTGCTACGATGAGTTATAGTCCTAGAGTTAAAGTAGAAGTTCAACGTGAGGTTCACGAAGCCTTACGTGAGCTTAAGCAAAGAGGAGAATCTTTCAATGATGTGATTGCACGTTTACTGGAATCCCAGAAGTGTGTTCAGGAGTGTATTCAGAAGTGTTCAGGTAATTGTTCAGAGTAGTTCAGAAGTGTTCAGTAGAGTGTTCAGGATTCCTCTTGGGAGTACTATGTCACAACCTAAAATTTGGTATAGTTTTCTGAGAGGGTATCCCCACCCTGCGCCGTCCAGCCTTCCCCCATAGGGTTCTTGCTTAGGATGACTTAGTCTATGATCAAGACTTTATAGTATCCTAAGCTATTTATTATCAAGACTGTTTCATCTTTTAATCTCCTTTCGTGGTAACTGATTGCAAGTTTATACAGTCCTTTCGATAGTGTCAAGCATTTATTGATAAATTTATTCAACTATTTTTTAAATCGGGTACTAAGTCTATGATTATCAATAGATTATAGTTATATCTTTATAGATTTATATATAGATTTATAGGTTTATAGG